TGTACATACTTAAAATTGAATCCGTTACGTGAATGTAAGAGCTTTGATGAGTTCGTAGCGTTGATGACAATGGGTGACGATAATGTAGCAGGAGTGAGCGAAAATGTTCCATTTTTCAATCATACGAGCATTAGTGAAGTATTTGCCTCTGTGGGTATTGGATATACTATGGCAGAGAAAGATGCATCATCTGTTCCATATATTCCTATTAGTGATGTAACCTTTTTGAAACGGAGATGGAGATGGGACGATGAATATAAATGCCATGTATGTCCTATTTCTGAGGATTCAATTATTAAGTCCCTTTCATGGCGCATGGAAAGTGCCCATGTTTCCCCTCAGGATCATGCAATTGATGTAATAGGTAACGCTATGCGAGAATATTCGAAATATGGACGCTTTATATTTGAAGAAAAAAGATCTTTTTACAAAAATTTAGTCGAGAAATTAAACCTTAAAGCTTATGTACAGCCACATACTTTTCTATCCTTTGACCATTTTATTATGGATTGGTGTGATAAGAGTGATTATGTCGACTATGATCACCCATGGATGTATATAACCGGCGCATGGGAACGTGTCGGGCTCAGGCAAACCAAAACTTCCCCTAGTGTTGCAGTTACTGCTCAGCAAGTAGAATGCATGTCCCTACAAAGCGAGAGAATGGGCTTCACTAGTATCTCACCTGGGCGTTCCCCGAAGTTACTTTTTAGTAAAGAGTCTGGTAGGATCTCAAGACGTGGCATGACATTGGCGTGTCCTCTGAGCCGAGGCCGACCAATTGATAATAGGTTCAGCAAACAAGAAACAAAAAATGAACCTAGTGTTGAGGTAACAGCACCTCCTACCCTTGAAAGGAGCACAACAATTCAAGTCACACCATCATCAACGCCTAGAGGTGGTGCGAAGCAAGGCAGCCCGCGCTTGAGTGCGCAGGCACAAATAAATAAGAATCATCAAACACTCATGGCGCGTATAGCCAAGTTATTGGCTGTGTTGCCAGCTGATCTGGCGCAATGCCTATTGACAGACATTGAGTCCTATGTTTTTGATCGATTCAAACCACAGTCGGAAGAGTCTGTGGAAGGTAAGGAAGTGATAGGAGAATCACAAGAGGAACAAGAGGCTACGATTGAATTCATAGATCAAAAATCCGGAGACATGGCAACATTGATGGCATCTAAGCGAGTAGTATTTGATAAATCAGATGACGATGGATCCCTAACAAAGTTTTTAGGACGTCCTCTATTAATAAATTCTTATCTTGCACAATTAGCTGACACTTTTGGAACTACGCATACCATTAAT